AGAGGCTGGCCGAGCGGGATGCGCTGCTCGCCAAGTGCAAGAACTGGATCGAGTCTGCGCGTGAAGGCGTGCTCTATCCAATCGCCAATGAGTTTCAGGGGGTAATCGGCCACAACGCCGAAGGCCTGGGCCAGCTCTCCGTCGCGCTGCTTGAGTCCCTTTCTGCCATCGCGAACCCGGCCAAGCCCAAGACCTGCATCGAATGCGATCAGCCCTACTGCCCCGGCGTATGCGTTGAGCGCGGCGATCAGGACTATGACCGGGATCAGGCTGCGAAGGGTGGCGACGATGAGTGAAGTGAAGCGGTACACCTTCAAGGGCGCGGCCGGCACCTATGTCTACAGCGCCGACCATGACGCGGTCCTTGGCCGCGAGGTAGCGCTACAGGCTCGGCTTGATGAGGCCAAGCGCTTGCTGCACACGGCAAGCATTCGCCTAGCCCTATGGCTTACCCCTAGCGACGACCCGCGCAAGCAGATCATTGCGTTCCTGTCTGGCGATGAGCCGCCCGCCAGCATAGAAAATCCTCAAGTCCAAAAGGCCTGCACCGCCTGCGACGGCTGGGGAACTATCTCGACTGGCATCGACGAGGCGCCATCGACCAACTGCAAGAAATGCGACGGAACCGGGAAGGGTGGCGAACAATGACTAGCGCCAACGCATTCACCACAAAAACCCTAGACGTCAGCGGGCAGACAATCCGAGCCTTTGTTCGCGCAGGGCGCCGTAATAGCACCATGCGCCCGCTGCTTATGCTTAATGGTATCGGCGCCAGTTTTGAACTGCTACTGCCATTCGCCGAAGCGCTGAGCCCTGATGTAGAGATCATCTCCTTTGATGCACCCGGCGTCGGCGGCTCTCCTTCGCCAGCGCTGCCTTACAGCTTCGAGTGGCTGTCGAAACTGACCGCCAAAGTCCTTGATGCGCTGGGCTATGCCGAAGTGAATGTGCTCGGCCTGTCCTGGGGTGGCGCGCTGGCTCAGCAGTTCGCCTTCGACTACCCGGATCGGTGCAAAGCCTTGGTCTTGGCAGCATCGGCCACTGGAATCTATGCAGTCCCGCCGAGCCATGACGTGCTAATGAAAATGGCAAGCACGCGCCGGTACTCAGATCCGATCTACGCGGCCGAGATCGCCCCGGACATTTACGGCGGCATGTACCGCACTCATCCGGAACTTTGCGAGGCGATCAAGTCGCGACCGAAGTCGGTCAATCGGCTGGGCTATGCGTACCAAGTGGGGGCTCTCATGAGCTGGACCAGTGCGCACTTCCTGAGCAGGGTTCTGCAGCCAACGCTGGTTCTCGCCGGCAATGACGACCCGATCATCCCGCTGTTCAACCTGGAGCAGTTGGCGCAGCGGATGCCTCACGCCCGGTTGCACGTTATCGACGATGGGCATCTGTTCTTGGTGACCCAGCCGGAAGCCATGGGCCGGCTCGTCGATGGATTCTTTAGTCTCGAAGTCGTCCGGAATTTCTCAATCGCCGCTTAAAGGAGCTGCCAAATGTGGATCTCATTAGCGATATGGCTGGCAATCCAGCTACCGCTCAGCGTGGTGGTCGGTCGGGCCATCCGCGGTAAGCGCAAGTTTGACGAGGCGTTCAGGCATGGCTAGCGCACCCAGGCCAAAGCCGATGCCGGTCTACCTGCTGCTGCGCCGCCTTGTTGATCCGGCCACTGGCAATCAGGTCGCAGCGTTCGTGCCGGCCTCTGAGGCTGACCAGTCGATCTTGCGGGAGAAGGGTTACAAGTTTAACGCCAAGGTTCGTGCCGACCTGAAACAGCCGCGTAATGAAAAATACAACCGGATGGTCCACGGCCTGGGAAAGATCCTGGCGCAGAACATCGACCGATTCAGCGGCAAGCAGTCTCACGCGGCCATCAAGGCGCTGCAAACCGAGTCGGGCATCTACTGCGAGGAAGACAGCCTGGAAGTGCCCGGAATCGGCTCGCTGATCATCAAGCGCCCGCAGAGCCTCTCTTACGACTCGATGGGCGAGGAAGTGTTCCAGGATTTCTGGGCGAAGGTCTGCGGTTACCTGGTGCTGAAGGATTGGCCGACGCTCACAGAAGAGCGGTTGACCGAAATGGCGGAATTTGAAGGGTTCAGGGAGGCTGTATGAAAAAAGCAATCAAGGCGTTCAAGTGGGCATTCTGGCCGGCAGTGTTCGGCATGGCATTTGCGCTGCTGGCAATCGGCATTTACGACCGGTTCGCCCATCAGAGCGAATTTACGACGTTCTATGCGAAGAGGATCGACGCGACCTGCATTACCGCAACCGTTCACGGCAAGCCGGTGATGTGGTGTTTTGGCGGCGACCGTACTGCCGAAGCCGAGGTCGAGCCATGAGCAATCAATTCAAGGCCGGTGATCTGGCGATGATCGTAGGGGCCAACCTGCTCATCCAGAACATTGGGAAGTCTTGCAGGCTGGTGCAGCTTGTTCGGATGGATGAAATCTACGTCGCGCCCAACGGCGTGAAGTACCAGCACGGTGACGTGCCTTGCTGGGTGGTTTTGGGCGATGGAGTTTGCAGCTGGCACGAAGACGGATCTGTGCACCAAGCAGACTGGGGGCTATGTGAGCCGCGGCACCTGATGCCTCTGCGCGGCGACTTCGCCCCAGAACAGCAGAAGACCAAGGAGGCCGAACCTTGCGCGTAGCCATGGAGAAGAAGGCGCCGAAGCCAAAGGTCTGCAAAAACCCAGCGTGCAAGGCCTCGTTCGTCCCGCAGCGCCTCGGGCAAGCCGTCTGCAACTACGCCTGCGGCCTAGCCATCAAGGACGTGAACCAGGAGAAGGCGCGCAAGGCTCTGGTCGACGTAGGCCGCAAGGAGGTCAAGGCGCAGAAGGAAAGGCTGAAGTCCCGCGGCGAACACATGCGCGAAACGCAGATCGCCTTCAATGCCTACATCCGACTGCGCGACCAGCTGGCCGGGCACGCCTGCATATCCAGCGGCAAGCCATTGGATTGGAGCGGCAACGCGGTCGATGCAGGTCATTACCGCAGCGTGGGCTCGGCGCCTCATTTGCGATTCGATGAGCGCAACTGCCATGCCCAAAGCAAGCAGGACAACCGATTCCTTTCCGGCAATGCCGTGGACTACCGAATCGGCCTGATCGCGCGCATCGGCCTTGAGGCTGTCGACGCGCTGGAAGCTGATCAGTCCGTCCGCAAGTACACCGTCGACGACCTGAAAGCCATCAAGGCCCACTACCGGGCGCTGGCCCGCGAACTGAAGAGAGCGACAGCATGAGCAATCAATTCAAGGTGGGCGACCATGTTTTAACGATCGCTTCGAAGTATCAAATCCCGGCGATGTCTGAAGTCGAACTTGTCATATTCAGGCTCAAAGGGCAGAAAGCCGAAGAGCCCGACGGGGCGTTATGGGTGGCGCCGCATGATGGCTGGATCGTCGGACGAGACGGGGAGGATGGTTACGGGTTTTTCAAACCTCAGCAGCTCATGCCTCTGCGCGGCGACTTCGAGCCTGAGCAGCAGAAAGCCAAAGAGGTGACCGCATGACCCGACGCCCATCCATGTTCCAGCAGCCAGCGCCATCGCCCTGGTACGTCAACAAAACCAAATGCACTGAGTGCGACAAGTCTCGCGCCACTGGCAGTCATGCGAAGTGCAGCCGGGCGCGGCAGATGCGCTTTGCGGGGGAGAACAAGGCATGAGCCTGATCAAGCGATTTGAACGAAACACCGCCGGGCGAGACTTCGCAGTCGGCGACATTCATGGCCATTTCACCCGGCTACAGGCCGCGCTTGATGCCATCGGCTTCGATCCTGCCGTTGACCGGCTGTTCAGCGTTGGCGACCTGGTCGACCGCGGGCCTGAGTGCCGTGACGTGCTGGCCTGGCTGGATAAGCCATGGTTCAACGCGGTGCGCGGCAACCATGACGACTACGTCGTGCGCTTCGACACCTGCGATGCGGAAAACTGGGTCTACAACGGCGGCTCCTGGTTCGCTGGGCTGAATCGCGACGAGCAGGAAGAGTTCCGCGTCCAGTTCGCCGAGCTGCCATTCGCCATCGAAGTCGAGACTGCCGGCGGATTGGTCGGCATTGTTCACGCTGAATGCGGTCGCACCACCTGGGCTCAGTTCCGGGCCGAGTTGCTTGAGCCAATCCACAGCCGCCAGGAACAGAAGAACATGCGCAACACAGCTATGTGGAGCCGCAAGCGTATCGATGCTATGGACGAGTCAGGTATTCCAGATTTGCTCGCAATGATCGTCGGCCACGAGGTCGTAGGCGAGGTGACTTGGCTGGGAAACGTCGTCTATATCGACACTGGCGGACATCGCTTCGGGCACTTCACGCTGCTGAATCTGGACACCCTGGAGCCGGCCAAAAATAAGTGATGGCATTCTGATTATTACGGTCCCTACAGAGGGACTGTATCGGATATGATAGCGCGCGTAGGCAAACAAACAGGGAGTGGACCGAATGAGTCAGGTAAAGCCAGGTGTTTCTCTTCGCCATGAGCGAGCAAACCGAATCTACGTTGCCGGTCCTATGACCGGCATCGAGGACTTCAACTTTCCGGCCTTCAACCAGGCCGCCGAAATGCTTCGAGCCAAGGGTTACATCGTCGAGAATCCCGCCGATCACGGCCTTGTCGAGGGCGCTGAGTGGGCGGACTACCTGGCCTATGACCTGACTCGAATCGGTCTGTGCGGATCTGTCTATCTGCTGCCGGGCTGGGAGCGGTCGAAGGGCGCGCAACTTGAAGTTCTGATCGCTACCCGGCTGGGCATGGAAATCATCGAAGCAGAAATCGAGGTAGCAGCATGAGCGAGCTCAAGCCAACGAATCCAAAGGATCTGATCGGAAGCGGAAAACTGCCTCTGCACCTCTGGCCGGTGACCGCTACTGCGCTGGGTAGTTTGGGTCTGCTCGACGGGATGCTGAAGTACGGTCGATCGAATTTCCGCGCAGTCGGGGTCCGCGCATCGATCTACTACGACGCTGCAAGCCGCCACCTGAACGCATGGTTCGAAGGGGAGAGCGTAGACCCGGACAGCGGCCTGCCTCACTTGGCGCACGCTCTGGCATGCCTGGCGATCATCGTCGATGCCGAGGCGGCCGGAAAGCTGAATGATGACCGCATGCACCCGGGCGGCTATCGCGACCTGATCAACAGCCTCACGCCTCACGTCGACCGCCTGAAGGCCATCCATGCGGGCAAGAACCCAGAGCACTACACCATCGCGAAGGCGGCCGACCAATGAAGGCGAAGGCGACCGACGAGCAGCTGAAGGAAGCACTGGCAACCATGACCGTGGCGCAGACCGCTGAGCACTTCGGCATGAACGAGCGCACGGTGTGGTCACGCAAGGCAAAGATGGCCCGCCAAGGCTGGAGCCCCGAGCACGACATGACCAAGACTGTCCCGGATGGGTTTCACCTGAAGGGCACGTCGACGCTGTACGACGAGGAAGGCAAGGCCAAGCTGCAATGGGTCAAGACCTCCATAAATCATGAGCGCCAGGCCGAACTGATGCGCGAGGCGGTGTCTGCGCTGTCTGTCGAGATCGTTCCGGAAATTGCAGTGAGGGCCCCGGCCCACACCCTGGATCAGCTGCTGAATTGCTACGTGATCACCGACTACCACCTGGGCATGAACAGCTGGGGCGAAGAGACCGGCGGCGACTGGGACATGAAGATCGCCGAGGACTTGCTTGTGAGCTGGTTCGGCGCGGCGATCGCCCAGGCCCCCGACTCCCGATCCGCTGTGTTCTCCCAGCTCGGCGACTTCCTGCACTGGGACGGCATCAGCGCCGTTACCCCAACGTCAGGTCACATCGTCGACGCTGATACTCGATTCCAGAAGGTTGTGCGGGTCGCCATTGGTGTTATCCGCCGTATCACTTCCATGCTGCTGGCCAAGCATGAGCGAGTTGTTCTGCTGATGGCCGAGGGCAACCATGACCTGGCATCGAGCATGTGGCTGCGCGAGCTGTTCGCCGCCCTGTACGAGAACGAGCCTCGAATCGAAGTCATCACCCGGCCAGATCCGTACTACTGCCTCGAGCACGGCCTGACCTCCCTGTTCTTTCATCACGGCCACAAGAAGCGCATCGACTCCCTTGAGACCGTGTTTATCGCCAAATTCCGCGAGGTGTTCGGCCGCACCAGGTTCAGCTACGCGCACACCGGCCACCTGCACCACAACGTATTGCGCGAAACCAACACCATGCAGCTTGAGCAGCACCGGACACTGGCAGCACCAGATAGTCACGCGAGCCGCGGCGGCTGGACGTCTGGGCGTGACGCAAAGGTGATCACCTATCACAGCCAGTTCGGCGAGGTAGGCCGGACCACGATTAGTTACGAAATGCTGGCGGGGGATTCGGCATGACCGAGCAAGTAAAAATGCTGGACTGCCCATTCTGCGGCGGCCCGCCCGTCACGATCATAACGACCGCGTTCTATCCGCGACTGCATATTGATCGAGTGGCGGACTACGGCGACGACGGCCTGAGCGTTGAGGCTCACGTCTACTGCCATGAATGCGGCGGTAGCGGGGAGATCGTCGAGGATGAGATCTACGACGCAGAGGGTTACGACGACGTGCTGGTCGAGGCGATAGGCAAATGGAACAACCGGGACAAGCGGCACGCGAGCATGTACGAGTCGAGCGAGCGCGAAGGACGAAACCTGTACCCGGGCAACGAACCATCCTGAATGGATGACATAACCAAGGGCGGAGCTGTACGGGGCCGCACAAGTGAATATCAGGGGTGATAAATGGAAGATCGGGAATTGTTGGAGCTGGCGGCGAAGGCTGCTGGGGTTGAGTTCGAAAAGGATTGCAAGAGCAAGTGGGGTCTATGGCTTGTCTATCGCGATGATCCAGGCGAGTACGCGCGCCGCTATTGGAATCCGCTAGCTGACGACGGCGATGCGCTGCGCCTGGTGGTGAAGCTTCAGCTTGAGCTGACCGCGTTTCGTGATCACGTCACAGCGTTTCACGCAACAGGATGGTGCGACGAACTGAATGGAGGCGACCCAGGAGCTGCGGCGCGCCGCGCCATCGTCCGTGCCGCCTCCGAAATCGGGAGGGCAAAGCCATGATCTACAGAAGCGTAATCGCAGCAGTCGTCCGGGCACTGGCAGCGGAGACCATGAGCGGTATGGGCGGCCAGGACTTCGAGCCGAAGGTTCAGTGCGCCAAGCAGAAGGGGGCGATTGTCGGGAAGGAGGCGGCATTGCTCGTCGACTGCATGCTGTTCAGTCGCCTACACAAGAACCTGAGCGCGGCGCACTGGCTCGCACTGGTAGCCAAGTTCTCGACGCACACCGACCGCAAGCACGATGCCATCAAGGAATTGACGAGAGCAGTCAGCTCGCCAGCGCCTGAGCAGTTCCTCAAATGCGCCGTAGTGACCTGGGCAATCCCAAAGCTGCCAGGCGCAGAAGGGAAGCGCAGCGTGAACACCCTGCAGGACAAGTGGTACGAAATGGATAACTGGAGCGATGACCCGGCGCCGATCAAGACCCAAGAGCGCTGGCGGCGTGATATCCGCAAAGCGCTGGAGCGCCAGGTAGACGAGGCTTTATCGGAGGCGCAGGTGATTCTCGACAATGAAGGACTTTTGCTTGCAATGGTCTCTTGACAGGGACTGAGCCAGTGAGCCATTCTATGTCCATCCTGCGGTAATTGCGGATCAGGTAGATGTAATAGGGTCTCTTGCGAGGGACCCTAAGACATCAAGACAAGTTCATTCGCGCGCGGAAACGTCTTTATTGGAATGCCAGCTCGATCGACAGGAAGCTCTCACCCCTGGCGGAATGTTGATTGAGCTGGCACCCCAATGCAGATGAATGAAGCCCAGAAGGACCGTAGCGGAAGCCGGACGACTTTGTAGGGATAGCAGTCAGCGTGGGGACTGAAGGGAAACGCCACGACAGCGGCCTGAAAGGGTTGCCATCTGCATCACCACAACAGAGCCTCGCCATCGTGCGGGGCTTTTTGTTTCCTGTAACAACCAGCCCTAAGAGGGGATGCTGAATGATGAAGCGAGTATCGATGTATCTGGGGCTGGCATTCGCCGCCTGTATGGCCTGTTTCTCGATGGGCGCAATGGCCGAGCCGCTGCGAACCGTCAGCTATCACCTGACTGCTTTCGCAGAGCCGCAAGGTGTCGCGATGCGGAGACTGGAGCTCACCCTCGCCATGTGGCGAACGGGTAGCCAGTCCGGTGGCGACGAACTGAAAAGTAATCTGCGCGCATCCAGCAATCACTTCGTGATGACCTCGGCGAAACCAGCACCTGACGGTGTCGGCTTGTCGCCCTGCTGAATACGCCTGGAAGCAATAGAAAAAGCCCGTACACGCTGCGGGCTTTTTTGTACCTCCGAGGAAAGCCGCTACCAAAGTGGACGCTTTCCCGGATGTATCAAGTCCAATCCATTCGGCACCCATGCAACCGTCCTTGCTCCGAGCGGACGCGATATGCGCGGAGTGCCGAACCTATTACCGCTCCCCTCAAGGGAGGACATCGGATGGCGCACATGCCAGACAAACCAGATACCTGGCTGCTCATCATGGCCTGGCTCAGCCAGAACGCCCCCATGTTCTACGCAGCCACCCTGTCGTGCTGGATCGCCTTCTTGCGCGTTATCTACGGCGGGGGCGGTCGACGACAAGCCCTGCTCGAATCCTGCCTGTGTGGCGCGATCACAGCCGGGGCATTCCCGCTGCTCGAATACTTCAACCTGCCTTCAAGCCTCGCAGCTGCACTGGGCGCAATCATCGGCACCATGGGCGTGAAGAAGGTTGCGGCGCTGGCTGATCGATTCACTGACCTGAAATTGCCCAAGCGGCAGGAGTGACCCATGCAACTGATCGACAACTGGAAAGACGCCTGGAAGCTGAGCAGCGTTCAAGCTGGCGCGGCCATCACTGCGCTGGGCGTGGCTGAGCAGGTATTGCCAGCACTGCAAGCGGCGCTGCCGACCGGGATCTACGCGATCCTGGGTGCTCTTGTCGTGGTTGCCCGCATCGTGCTCCAGCCGAATCTGAGCAAGTGACATGAAGGTCGGCGAGATCAAGGTAAGCATCGGCTATCGCTGGTGGCTGCGCCCGTACCTTTACTGCCTTGTCGCTGCCTGCTGGCTTGCCGGGAAAGAGCCGGACATGTCGAAGGTTGAGTATTGGCTAAAGCGCGGAATCAGGATGAGGGTTAACCCATGACCGAATTCTTGAGGGCGAGTGACATGCCGGCCGACCTCCTGACCAA